GGCGGAAACCGCACTCTTGATGCTGCTGGTCTTCTCGACTTCGTATCTGATGCTGGCGTTTCAATCTACGCTGGAACTCTCGGATTTGCGCAAAACATCATCGCTTCTCCTCAGCAATGGGGCGCAATTCAGAACCTTGCTGATAACGGACGTCCGATTTATCAGAACCTCATTGGAAATATGAACCAAGGCGGAAATCTTTCCAGCACTTCAGCAGTTGGGAACCTCCTCGGCTTGAACTTCCGCGTTGATCGTAACCTCACAACAGGTTCTGGCGTCGGCGATAACACCATCATTGTTATCAATCCAGATGCTTACACCTGGTACGAGTCCTCACGTTTCCGTCTCCAGACAAACGTCGCTCTCAATGGTCAAATCGAAGTGGCTTACTACGGCTACGGCGCATTGGCTACAAAGGTCGGCGCAGGTGCTTACCGCTGGATGGTTGCGTAGTTAAATCCCTAAAAGTGACGGCCAGTCCGCTCCCGAGCTGGCCCGTCACCCTCTAGTAGAAAGAGAAGCGAGATGCCATCGATTGTTACAGTCTCAGAGCTGAGAACTATCCTTGGCGTCTCGTCTTCCTTATATTCAGATGCTTATCTTTCAGACATCGTTGATGCTAGTGAAAATCTTGTGCTTCCGATGCTCGTCACGTTTCAGAGCAAAATTAACAAAGTATCTTTAGAAAATAACGTTGCGTATTTTCACACTGCGACAATTCACGAATTCACTGAAGGTCAATCTGTCGTTATCACGGGTGTCGGATCACCGTTTAACGGTACTCACACAGTCTCAAGTGATTTAATTGGCCCCTATGTATTTACCGCCGCAATCACAAATGCTGACGTATTGGAGAAAAACATTATCCCAGCAGGAAACGCTGCGCTCTCTGGCGCATCAACCTATGTGGGAAATGCCAACGTCGAAGCTGCAGTTTTGGCTATTTCTGTCGAGATTTTCCAAGCCAGAACCGCCGCGGGAGGATCAATCGAGGGAATCGATTTCGCAGTAACACCATACAGACTTTCCAAGAATCTGCTTGCCAAGGTTACTGGCCTTCTTGGGCCATATCTTGACACTGATGCAATGGTGGGCTAATGCCAGCCAGCACAATTCTTTCGTCAATTCGCACACCGCTGGCCACTGCGCTTGCTGGAGTATCCGCGAACGTATATTCCTACGTACCAGAAGCGGTTCAAGTACCAGCGGTTATTCTTGTTCCAGATTCACCGTATCTTGAATTAAACACAATCAACGACTCAACCATTCACGCCAAGATCAATATGACCATTACTTGCGGAGTCGCTTATCTTTCCAATCCAGCATCACTCGACAATCTCGAGCAGCTTATATTCTCAGTTTTGGCGGTAATTCCGGACGGCTACACAGTCGGCCCAGTAGAACGGCCATCGGTTACGCAAGTGGGTGCGGTTAATTTATTAGTCGCCGATATTCGCGTTTCCACCTATTACACTCAAACCAACTAAGGAGAAATAGTGGCAACCACAGTAATCACCGGTCGCGATATTTCGCTGTCTTTCACAGGTGGAACGGACATCGAAGCCCAAGCGACAAATGCTGTATTGACCAAGACCAACGTGCGAGAGACATATCAGACTCTCGACGGCGAGGCTTACAAGACAGTTAATATTGAAGGTACATTCCAGCTCGATATGCTCGCAGACTGGGGCAAAGCGAACTCGGTATGCGAAGCACTCTGGGCAGCAGCAGAATCAGCACCAGACACAACAATTAGCGTAACCTTGACCGCCGCAACTGGCGCTCAATTCGTCTTTCCAATTCTTCCAGAATTCCCAACTGCTGGTGGCTCAGGAATCGACGCACAAACAGTTTCATTCACTTTCAAGATTGCGAATGGAACAGTCACAGAAACATTTAGTTAAGATCGGAGCATCGGGAGATGAAGTTATCAATCACAATTAAATATACGAATGGCGAGGAAGTCACCTACAACGCTGGACTCCCAGAGTGGGCAAAGTGGGAACGCAAGACGGGCAAATCGATTTATTCTATGAAGGATATTTCGGCTTATCAACAAGCAGACTTCCTCGACCTAGCCTATTTTGCGTATAAACGCGAAGCGGCAGGGAAACCGACTAAATCTCAGGAAGTCTGGGAGTTATCGGTCGAGGAAATGACGATTGGAGATGAAAGCCCAAAAGCTGGGAAGCCGGAAGCATCAATCGACTAATAGTCGAGATTGCAATTGCGACCGGTATCCCGATGAGCGAATGGACTGACATCAATCAAGTCTTAACGGCGATAGACATATTGAAGGAGCGCAACCGAGGTGGCAAATGAACCAATCGCCTACGACAAGCGCGAATTACGTTCGATCATTACCGCTTTTAAGGCAATGGACGCTGAAGCTGCTGATGCGGCTAAACGCGAAAGTGCTGCGCTGGCTCAATATGCCGCCAATGAAGTCAAAGCCTACGGAATCACAAGAACCTTTGGTCAAGCCGTTGTCGATCGCATTACAAGTGGCGTTAGGGTTTCCAAGTCATCAAAGGTCGGCGAATTCTCTTACGGATTCGCGTCTCAGCGTTTCTCTGGTGGAGGATCTACTAAAGACCTCTGGGCGGGCTACGAATTCGGATCTAATCGTTATCGTCAGTTCCCACGACGCACCCCCCGTCAAGGCCGCGGAAATTCTGGCTATTTCATCTACCCAGCGTTACGCAAAATTCAGCCTGAACTAGTGAAGAAATGGGAAGAAGCGTTTTCAAAGATTTTGAAGGAGTGGGATAAATAATGGCTGGAAGTAGAACGCTCAAGTTATCCATTCTTGCTGACGTCGATGACTTAAAAAAGAATTTAGACAAAGGCTCAAATGAAGTCGAAGGTTTTGGCGGTAAGTTAGAAAAATTTGGCAAAGTTGCCGCTGCCGCTTTTGCTGCTGCAGCTGCCGCTGCCGCTGCTTATGCTGGCAAGTTAGCGATTGAAGGTGTTAAGGCTGCCATCGAGGACGAAGCCGCTCAAAAGCGTTTAGCGACTGCTCTCGAAAATGTCACCGGTGCTACAAATGAACAAATTGCAGCAGTAGAAGCGCAAATACTCAAACAATCATTAGCGACTGGCGTAGCCGACGATCAATTGCGTCCAGCACTTCAGCGTCTCGCTACTTCGACCGGAGATGTTAAAAAGTCGCAGGATTTACTGAATCTCGCCCTTGATATAGCGGCTGCCAAAGGAATCAGTGTTGAAACCGCGGCTAATGCTTTGGCTAAAGCCTACGACGGCAATAACGGCGCACTGACTCGACTAGGCGTTGGATTGTCCAGCGCTGAAGTCAAAGCTCTTGGCTTCGAGGGTACGATCAACAAACTTTCTGAGACTTTTGGAGGATCAGCGGCTACCCAAGCTGAAACATTTGAAGGCAAAATTGCAAGGCTAAAAGTTCGCTTTGATGAAACAAAAGAAGCAGTTGGAACGGCTTTATTACCTATTATAGATAAATTATTGACTTTTATAACTGACGAGTTGATACCTGCTTTTGAGAAATTTAAAGTAGTTGCTATAGATCCAGTAATCAAAGCAATTTCTGATAATAAAGAAACATTACAAGTACTTTATGAATTTGCTAAAAATGTATTATTGCCTTTTATTACGAATCAATTGACAAACGGCATCAAGGCAATAGGGACAATTGCATCGGGAATTGTGAGTGCAGTATCAGTCGCTTTGAGAGCTTTAGAACCGATTATCAATGGCGCTATTACTGGAATTAATGCAGTCATAAGAGCTAAAAATTTATTAACTCCCGGCCCTGATACTGACACTGTTAAAAAGGTTGATTTTGGTAATTTAGGTACAACTGCGACTCAACCTAATACGGTGCCGTCACAGAATTTGCCATTTGGAGGAAGTGCTATTGCAACAGTACCGGGCAAGCCCACCGCTGGAGGAAATAACAACGTCATCGCTGGTGGATCAGTTGTACCCGTCATTCCAAGTGTCACTACTACTGTAATTCCTTCGGGGAATGCTATACCTGGGGTTTTTAATCCCTCAGGTGTGAGATCCGGAGATGAAGTTGGAAATGTCATTGTGAATGTCAATGCACCAAGCGTCATTGATGAAGAAGGTTTTACTCGAGCCGTTATATTAGCGCTTAATAATTCAACTAACCGAGGCACTACCGGCGCTGGTGACTTCAGAACTACTGCACAAATTCTATGACAACTTGGAATCCAGTATGGCGAGTTAAGGCTAACGGTACTGATGTAACTGATATTGCATTAACCAATTTGCGAATTACTGCCGGCCGATCAGATATAAATTCCGATACTATACCAAGTTATTGCAACCTTACTTTGATTAATACTTCGAATACGGTGTATAACTGGACAATTAACACGGCAATTACCGTGGAAGTCAAAGATAGTACTGGAACTTATATCACAATCTTTGGTGGTCGTATTTCGGATTTAGCAATTGAAGTAAATTCGACTGGCAGTCTAGGTTCAGTAACTAGAATAAATATCATCGCACTAGGAGCTTTAAGCAAACTCCAACGAGCGTTATTCAATGGCAATTTGACAGAAGGTTTAGATGGCGCTCAAATTACGCAACTTTTAAATGATTTGTTATTAGCTTCCTGGAATGAAGTCCCTCCGGCATTGACTTGGGCCACTTACGATCCGACAGAAACGTGGACTAATGCTGGAAATGTTGGATTAGGCGAAATTGATACCGGTGAATACACTTTAGTTAGTCGTCAAATAACAGATTCATACATCGCGCCGATTGCTAATCAAATCGCGAGCAGCGCCGCAGGTTACCTATATGAAGATGCGCAAGGCCGAATTTCTTATGCTGACGCCAGCCATCGACAGGATTATCTTTTGGCTAACGGATATACCGAGTTAGATGGTAATCACGCACTTGGCAGTGGTATATCGGTGGTGACGCGACAAGGGAATTTAGTCAATTCATTAACGGTAAATTATGGCAATAATTTTAATAGTTCCTATCTGTCGGAGAATACGAGTAGCCAATCTCAATATGGACTTTATTCGCAAGAATTCATTTCCTACCTTAAACATACTGCCGATGTTGAAGTATTTGCAGACAAAGTTATTGCTCTGCGAGCCAATCCTTACGCCGAATTTAAGTCCATAACCTTTCCGCTGCAATCCTCGGAAATTGACGATGCAGATCGCGACGCCTTACTTAACGTCTTTATGGGTCTGCCAGTGGCAATTAACAACCTCCCAGCCAATATCTCAGGCGGTTCATTCCTCGGCTTTGTCGAAGGTTGGTCATTTAGAGCCTCAGTCGGAGGTCTATTTATTACGGTTAATATGAGCCCTACTGAATTCAACACATTCACCGAAGCTTGGGAGGACGTAGGAGCTTCCCTTACTTGGGCAACTATGTCCGCTACACTTACTTGGCAAAACGCGACAGGAGAAATCAACTAATGGCAACAACTACTACGTTCGGGTGGACTACTCCCGATGACACGGCTCTAGTGAAAGACGGCGCTTCAGCTATTCGATCTCTTGGTTCATCTGTCGATGCCTCACTAGGTCAATTGACCCTCAATGCTCAGACCGGAACCACCTATACGTTCGTTCTTACCGACAATCGCAACAAGCTCGTCACTGCGTCCAACGCATCAACTCAGACGTACACAATCCCAGCCAATTCATCTGTCGCCTTTCCAATCGGATCAGCAATCAACGTTATTCAAATTGGTGCAGGACAAGTCACAATCCAAGGAGCAAGTGGCGTCACAGTTGCATCAACAGGTTTAACGGCAACTGCTCCAAAATTGCGAGTTCAGTATTCGGCTGCTACTTTGATTAAAGTCGGTACCGATTCTTGGTATGTCGTAGGAGACTTAGTTTAATGTTACTTCTCGGGATAACCAGTTCAAAGTATTTGCAAAAAGTAACCACTGAAGTATTAATGGTCGCTGGCGGCGGCGGTGGTGGTTCGTTCTCCGGCGGTGGTGGTGGTGCTGGTGGACTTTTGTATTACGGCGCAGAAACTCCAAAAACCCCTAATGGTTCAGCTTTGGAATTACCTAAAGGAACAAACATAACTTTGACGATTGGCGCAGGTGGCGCTGGCGGTTCTAATGGCAACAAAGGTCAAGGATTTCAAGGCAATAATTGCGTTTTGAGTTATGGAACAACGACTTACACCGCAACCGGCGGTGGAGGCGGTTCTGGTTATACCGGTGCTGGTTATGAAGATGGCACAACTGGTGGATCTGGTGGTGGTGGAATTGGTCAAGCAGGTAATCCGTATGAATTAGGTAAAGCTGGAACTGCAGGACAGGGTTTTGCTGGTGGAGACGGTGGAGCAAATTATTCTGGTGGAGGCGGTGGCGGAGCCAGCCAAGTCGGTTACGCAGTTACCGTTGGTACTAAAGCTGGTAATGGCGGTAATGGTCTAGCTTATTCAATTACATCAGCGAGCGTCACTTATGGTGGTGGCGGTGGTGGTGGTGCTTATTCCGCTGGTGGAATGGCACAAGGCACTGGCGGTACAGGTGGCGGCGGTAACGGTGGTTATCCCGACAATACTGCCGGCACAAATGGCACCGCGAATCTCGGTGGTGGCGGTGGTGGTGGAGCAATCGGATCTTATGATGCAGGAAGCGGCGGTTCGGGCGTCATCGTTTTAAAATTCCCAGATACCCACACTTTGACCGTAGGCGCTGGATTGACTTATTCAAACACAACCTCTGGCGGTTTTAAGTATTACACCTTTACTGCTGGAACAGGTACGGTGAATTTCTAATGGCTCATTATGCTTTTTTGAATGATGATAACGTTGTTACTGAAGTTATTGTTGGTATTGATGAAACAGAATTAATTGAAGGAAAAAATCCTGAACAATGGTATGCAGATTTTCGTAATCAAAAATGTTTAAGGACGTCATATAACGGCAAGATTCGCAAGAACTTTGCTGGTGTTGGTTTTATTTACGATGAAAATCTTGATGCTTTTATTGCACCGCAACCTTACCCATCTTGGAAATTAAATAAAGAGACTGCAACCTGGGAAGCCCCGAAGCTTCGACCCGCAGGTTTATTTTGGTTGTGGAATGAAAATGAGCAAGAGTGGATAAATGGCGAAACTTTGTAAAGCTGGTCAGCAATTAAGAGAGCAAATTGACGATGATTATCCTGATCGCGACCGCAAGTCTGATGGCTGGATTGCTGATGCTCGCCATATGGCGAAAGGCACTTCGGACCATATACCGCAAGATGGAATAGTTCGCGCTCTCGACATTGATGCAGATCTTAATGCCCACAAAGAGGAGGCTTATGCCCTTGTGGAGAAGATTCGCAAATGCGCCAAGCGAGGCGATAAGCGCATTAAATACATCATCTATGACGGACAAATTATGAGTCCAATTATGAATTGGAAGCGCAGAAAATACAGAGGTGCTAACCCTCACCGGTCGCACTTCCACGTCAGCTTTACAACTTTGGGAGACAAAGATGGCAGTTGGTTCGACCTCGAAGGAGATAAAAATGCAAGAATTGAAACTGATGGGGGGAACGTGGGCGAAGACATTCGTCGCGACGGCTCTATCGACATACCTCTCAGTGGGTCTTCAACCCGATTACATTCTCAATGCCGCACTTGTGAGTGTGTTGCCTTCCGTGATTAATTGGCTTAATCCCAATTACGAGCGTTACGGCAAAGTGCGGTAATGGACGCCAATACCATCGCTGGATTCGTTGCCTCAGTCCTCGGATCAATCGCCCTCTTAATTGCTGGCCTTCGTTACATCATTAAACTTGAAAACATTCCAATTGTGTCGCGCCTAGACAAGATGGAGTCTCAGTTAGAATTGGCCCTCTCGAAAAAGGTGGCAAAAGGTGGCAGCAAAGCGCGTTAGAAAGCCAGTTAAGAAAGTGGCAAAGCGTCGTAAAACGACAAAAGAAACGCCACTGACGAAACTGGATTTTTGGGCTATTGCCGCCAATGAGGTTTATATGGCTTGCCGCAAAGCTGGGATGGACGAGGGTACTGCGTTGGCTTTCGCTATGGATCGCAGCTCATATCCGGATTGGATAGTGCCAATTGATGATCCGATTCGTAAGCCGGACTTCGACGAGGATGAGGACGAATAAATTTATCTTCGCGAGGTAGAACTATTCGAGGCGCTCAAAGCGGTCTATCCGGACTTGACGCCAGTATCACCGACCGATAAGCACGATGGCATTACGCACGATTCCTACATCGAACTCAAGTGTCGCCGCACCCATTACTCCACACTTTTAATTGAGAAGAAGAAATGGGATTATTTAGCCGATATAAGGGCTAGAACGGGCGCTAGGACGCTTTATATCAACTCCACCCCACACGGGGTCTATCAGTTCGATTTAGGGGCTATAAACGCCCCAGAATGGCAATTACGGCCACTTCCCGATAAGACCGACTTCGCCAATCGAGGGACAATCGACAAACTATGCGGCTTTTTAGATGTCAAACAAGCTGAATTGCTGCTTGTCTAAACAAGAGGCCGCCGCACACACCCAAGCTTAGGTAGGGTAGTAACGGCGGCATTGCGCAACTACTAGATTGCGACACAAGCCTAACACAATGCTTGCATAATTGCATTTATCTAAATACATTTATCCCGTAAATCCAATTTCTAGGGTTTAGAAGGGAGAGTAAGTGATAAATAATCCGAAAGTAATTCGATTTGATTCGACTTCGGGTGCTTGGTCTGACGGTGCTAATTACGTTAAAGGCCAGATAATCCGTAGATACGCAATTGAATCGCTAGGTCGTAAGTCTGCTCGCGGTCGTCTAAGCCGTGAGGAAATTTCGGCATATTGGCTAGATCGATTCGGGGTGAACGCGGATGTGGAATAGATATTCAGACGCGATCATCTTCGCATCGGTCATCGGCGTTCAGTTCATTTTGTGGCGCGCTTATGTCTCTGTCAGAGCAAAAGCCTTTAATGAGGGCTTTAAACGAGGAAGGGCCTCGGTGCAATATGTCAGAGAGAGAGCTTAATGAATGGATTGACGACGCTCGTAACACCCTCGAAGACAGGGGGTATGAATATGGTGACCCGAGGAGTAATCTTTTACGAATTTACAAAATCGCGAGAGAACTCGGTGTTCAGCTGCGAGACCCATCTGACGTGGCGATTATTTTTATCGCAACGAAACTTAGCAGAATGGTGGCAAGTCCAATGCGCGAAGATTCGTATCTCGATCTCATTGGATATTCCGGAATCTTGGCTTTATGCCGATTTAGTACACCAGAAGATTGGGACGACGTTGAGTTTAAGTCGCAATCATAATCCGCGCCAGTGGTGCGATACGTGTAAAAGTAGATGGGGCCAATTAAAAGATGGTTCTTGGCATCCACTTGCACAATCGCCGGCAGTCTGGCGCGTTCAATCAGAAACACCTATCAGAAGGGCACAAGTGCGGTTCTATTGCCAGCCTTGCGCCAATGACGTGCAGAACTGGCCAGACGGAACGTTTTGGTCATTAAAAGAACAATTAGATTATGCGATCGAACAGTTCGCAGGGAGCGAGAAGTTAAATGTCGAATTACCTAGATGATTATGTAAGTGTGCAAGACCGATTGAAAGAGTTTATTAATGCGTATCCGGATTACAGAATTAAGACCCACGTCCTTGAAGAATCATTGGCGTCTAATTGCGATGTCTATATTGTTAAAACTGAACTTTATCGCACTGAAGCTGATCCTGCGCCTTGGACAACAGGATTATCATCAGAATCAAAACAAAAACAATACGCACTGGAATTGGCCGAGACTGGTTCGCTGGGTAGAGCTCTTAACCTTGCTGGATTTTTTGCAAAGCCGAGTGGAACACCTAAAAAGCCAATTCAGACGACAAAGCCCGAACTCGCTGAATTTGTAAAAGAGCAAAGACCAAATGATCCAGAGCCAATTGTCTGGGATGTTAGTGAAATCGCCAAGGAATTAGGTGGCGAAATTGTCGATGAGATTCCACTCTGCTCTGGTGGCGATGGTCCGATGGTGCTGAAGCAAGGCATCAAAGAAGGCAAGGAATATCGCGGTTGGGTTTGCCCTACGCCAAAGTCCGGTCATCAAGCTAGATGGATGCGCATTGGATCAGATGGCAAATGGACGTTTCAACGGTGATTAACGAAATGCACCCGTTCAAGTGCGGGCCTTGTAAGAAAGTAACACCTCATCGAGGAATTACGGCTTACGAATCCGAGATTGAACCTGGGGAAATGGTCTGGCTGATGGAATGTCAGAATTGCTTTGAGCAGCGATTATTTGACCCAATCGATCGAATAGTTAATCGGGAAGATGAAATAACTCGATGTGACCAGTGTGGCAATTACAAGATGAAAGCAGCTAAGTGCCGAATCTGTAAAATAGCCGCAGGGCAAGAGCGCATCAAAGAGCGCTACTGGAACGGAAACGCAACGCTTGAGAGGTTTATCGATGCCGATATATGAGTTCAAGTGTCCAGAGTGCAACGACACAGTTGAGCAATTCTTCACCATCTACGTTGATCCGAAAATCAATTGCGGCCATTGTGCCGTACCTATGCAAAAGCAATTCGCACCTAATCCAGCACACTTCAAGGGGGACGGGTGGGCAGGCAAGACAAAGTAAGGCGAAGCGGCCACTCCATCGCATATATCCGGCAAATGCTGGAGTGGGGCTTTGATAAAGAGTTCATCGCCCGAGATATGGGTGTGAACCTTGCATCGTTAGAAATCCGATTAAACAGAGCAAAGAAAAGGGAGCAAGATGGCAATCAA